CCCGCCAAAGCAAATACAAAGCAAATATAGAGAACTATAATGAAATCGTAATCAATCCACCCGCAAAAATAAGCAGTCCAGAAAAATACACTTCCAAAAGTGCTGCTCATGCAGGTAGAACATTCACCTAATGGCTTTCTGAAATATATTGGAAGTGCTTTAAGCCATTCACCATATTTGCCGAATATCATTCCTTCCTGAATAGAGGCATATACACCCCAAATGATAAGGCAACCAACGAGTAATAATTCAAATACTGTCATTCTTATAATATTTATACTGTGAAAGTCTCCACTCGGTAATATTATTAGTTTAATCCTATTTTAATTTCAATACATTTGGAAATATAGCGTCTAATAAATACCGGAAACAATCAGCGTAATGCAATCCTGATAAAGCTGTCTTAAATAACTTCTGATTATCATCAATTTTCGCACCTCTTAGATCTCCTATCAAATCTTTACACCGTACATGTACTTTTATGTTTTTATGCTCTAAAATAGCATTACATAGTACTCTCGATGAAATATGACCTATATTAACTGATCTCACACTTATTTGATTATCTCCAAGATTTAATTCATTCTTTATTATCTGCCAATGACTCCTTTTATCTCTGGATGTACTTGAACGCCGTGCTCCCGTTGCATCTCCGGTAACATGAAGGTGATATTGAGAATATTTAGCCTTAATATAGTCAGTAACGGCATAAATAGAACTATTATTCATTCTTATTTCATCTAAAACGTGAATAGTGTCAACATTCGGCATTTGTGCAACTATACAAGTCATAGGATCAACATTAAAGTCAAATGATAGCCATAGAATTTCGTTTTTATACTCTAGTTCATTTGTTATATGATCTTTATCATTCCATAAATAGAAAAATTTATTCGTTTTATCTACAACCCCCCAAAGTGCCTTAACATAAACATCATAAAATAAAGTGTTTGTGGTCTTGAAATCTTCCAGCATATCTATGTAATCCTGATCTAAAAACCTCTCATTTGCATGATAAGTACTGACATCGAACGTTAATCCGTCTGGTCTCGAGTCTATCCAGGCATTTAACCAATGTTCCTCATTAATTGGGTTAAATGTCAATAGAAATTGCACATAATTAGGTTTTATTCCCCTGACTCTTAGTCTTAATTGGTCCCAATCTTCCGTTTCAAACTCTGTCGCTTCCTCTAACCACATGCCTGTAATGCCTGATATGGATTTTATCTTTTCGGGCTCATCTAATCCGGTACATATTATTTCGGATTGTGTTCCAATATGTGTAAATCGATGTTCTGCTTTGTTTATTATGAATTGATCGTAAATATTCCATTCTATTAACCTGGACTTCAATTCAGCATATATTGAGTTTTTGATGGTCTTTGCAACCTTCCGAGCCGCTAAAAAAATATGCCCTTTTTCACTTACTACCCTTGAAATGATCTTTTGAGAAGCAAAAACAGACTTTCCAGACCCAGCACCACCATAAAGTACTAAATACCTGGACTCATTGAACAGATAGTCGTAAAAGTGATCATTTATCGTTACTATCGATGTCTGCTTCACTTGCTTTGATTAGCTTTAATGAATGTACTTTCAGATCACCATCAAATGTCTGATAAGTCTGTGATAGCTTTCTTCTTTCTTCATCTGAACCTATTAATTTCCTGTGTGCTAATTGCAAAGTGGCATTATCTGATTCCGACCATTTTTTGTCTTGAGCTAAACAAGCATTAATTCTAATATTCTCTAATAATCCTTTTAAGGTGTGTAATTCGTGTGAATCTAATGGAAAATGATCATAGAATGTTTTTTTTACACAAGGCATATACGATACTAATTGTTCTATCCAATATGGTTCAACATCTTTGATAATCTGCAAAGCTTTCTTATATAATTTTTCAGTATCATATGCCATTTAAGCAAATTTACAAATAAATTATTTCATGTCCTTTATTTTGGTGTGTATAAGCAGCATAGATGATTATTTTGTATTATCATTCCTTCTTTGCCGCAAGTAGGCATTTTCTTTTTATGCACTTGATAGTATTTCATTGTTTTGAATTTACACGTATTGCAATTTTCAGGATAATTCATTTCATGATCTCTAAATGTTCTCTACAAATATCTGCCAATATTACCCGCTCTAATTTTTTTATCTCTTTATTCGGATTTGTAAATGCTCCACGAACAATGACGTATTTATGAAGCGCCTGATATTTACATTTCTCAACCGTGTAAACCGCATCCTCAATAAACATTAATCCGCTTGGTTTAGATTCTTTTATGCATTTGGCCTTATACACCTTGAAGTTCTTTTATTTTTTTATTACCGCTTGTAATTGTTCTTGTCAGGTCGGCCATTTTTGCCAATACTATATCAGTTTTATTAGCTGATAATTTAAAATCTTTTAGCTTGTCGTAATGCTTCTGTCTCTCCTGGAGTGCCTGTTCAATGTTTAAATTGATTTCATTAATCTGGTCTTGCACTTTCTCTGCTTTTGTTTTCATAACTAAATAAATTTAATTGAATAGATTTTTTTATCGCGCCTCTTAGAGTTAATTCCCTTCGCTTCAATATGCCATAATATTTGCTTTCTTTTGGGGTGAACCCAAGTGATTTTAACTGATTATCATTGCTCAATATAGCCCGTGCAATTCTTTCGTAGCTCGGAACTTTATTAAATATTTCTTTTGGCACGCTGTCTGGAATCCCTGATTTATAACACCTCCGTTTCCATAACTGAATCCAATAGTTAATTTTTGTTACCATATACTCAACTGAAATTTATTTTTATAATCGTGCATCCATTTATTAATCGCAATATCCGCTTGCTGATTTGCTAAGTACCGTTGCTCGTTAGTTAACAATTTCCACGCCTGCCTGACAACAACTTCAGGTAAATTCATCTCTATACTACATGCTGCATGACCTATCCATGCCTGTTTATTAGTTGAAGGGTCGGTTAAATTATGCTCACATGAAAAATGCCATTCTTTAATTACTCTTAACATTGCCCTTCCATATTCAAAATGATCCCCGGTAAATTTTACAGCAACCGGAAGAAGTTTATCTGATTCTTCTTTACTTACTTTTCGCCACATTCCATTCTTAAAATCTTCCCATCTACGATAATCATGATACACTCTCCGCATCCCAGCTATCACTAAATGATTTATTCTGGAACAACGCGGCCAGTCCGGTAATCTGTTTCAATCGTAATAATTCATCTGGACTCATTCCAATGTGTTTGCATATCCACGGATCACCCTTGCCCATCTCCACTAACTCAGATACGATAACGCTCATAAGTTCAATGTTATGCGTTCCCCTTGCCCTGTTGTGTCTTATCGTGGAGGCCATCCTGTCACCAAGTTCTTTATCTATTACAGATACTGGCAAATAACCGCCCTCCCTTTCAAATATTCGTTTACTGTTTTTTAGTATCGAATACCTGTGAAATCCATCAACTACAATGTATTTGTCATTTTCATGATCATAATAGCAAACTATCGGCATCGTGTAACCATCTTCCCAGATTGACGTTTCTAATAGCTCCATCTCTGGGGGAGCGACGGCATTTGGGTTGTAATCATTGGCCTGCACCCTATCAATGTGCACGCGCAAAACATTGTAAACAGGAGATATGTATTCAGTTTTTTCTTTAAACATTACCGCCTGATCGCTAATAGTTTCCTTTTTCATCGTGTTTCTCATGTCCTTTAAGTGGGGGGTTAAATATTGAAATTAAAATCGTGTCCTCTAATGCCTCAAAAGTGTGCTCTTCATTTTTATCCTGAACATAAACGGTGTCCGGATTTATGTCAAATGTCTCTCCGGTCCAATAATCCGTCAATATGCCTTTTCCTTTTATGCAATAACACACTTCTAAATGTTTGTCATAATGCCACAAGTGGGGACCTCCTTTTGGAATGACTGTCTTCATTACCGCAAAGCCTAAACCATCAGATTCAAGAATCGCTCTCAGGCTATTTCCGCCAGTAAATTTTATGTCTCTTTCAGTATTGGCTAAATTATTAACCTCAATAGCTTTCATTTTATTTTTGGCCTTAAATTATATCCTATTTTAGGATCATTTGATTTGTGCTTTCTTATTAATTCAAATTCTTTTCTGGTAAGCTCTGTTATTGACACTGTATCATCTTTCCAAATTATTTGCTTTCGAATAGTTATGTCCTTTCTGGATTTCTTGTTGAAATCTTTAGCAATTAGGTAGGTTTTCGCACTCCCAAAATAATTTATATCATCAGTCCTGTCCTGACCTATATATATTTTTCCGTTAGGGTATGTTATTTTGTAAATTTCCATTAGATATTTTTATATTTTTCCATTATCTGCCTCTGCCTTACAGCTTGCTCTTTTGTTGGAGCCAATCCCATATATTTACACGTATGATCATTTTTTAAAATCGTTATTGCAAATCTTTTCCAGCTTGCTACCGTGCCGGCATTTACACTAAGCATGTCACAATGATCAGGGAATGACTTAATCATAACTCTTTTTTTGTCTTGGTTGCCGTGTCTCGTAAGTCCGTTAATTTCAAAATCAATTCCCTTTTCCCTCATCTCATCAATTAGTTCATCTGATAGCCCGCGCCCCAATCTGCCCCAAACTTTAAAGGATTGAATGAAGCGCGCTTTAAAATTTGCGCTTACTTCTTCGGGAAGTGTATCGAGAAGAAATTTAGTGAATGATTTCCACGTGTGCCCTTTGGGTAATTTTATACTTCTGTAACCAAGTTGCTTGCCATATGTGGCAACAAAATTAGCGCCCTGAACTCTTGCGCAAAGCCTTGACCATATATGCGGATCAATAACTCGGTATAGATTTAGCGAACTTTTAGACTCACTCATAAAAGGACTTGCGACCCTCATTTGATGTATTGTTAATCCGGCCTTGTAAAAAATATCATATAGCTCATTATACATCCAATCAAATTTAGCATTTGCAACCCAAATGTCCTCTGTTTTCCAGTCGTAAATAGGATATACATTATAGACATTTTTCATGTTTTTCTTAGTCCAGTAATGCCCTCCGAGCATTTTTTTTTCCTTGTTCATAATGGCCCTAAATCGGTTTAGGCTCTCGTCTGTTCTGATGCCTATCATGCACGCCGTTCTTTTTCCTTGTGAGTACCATTCGCCAAACTTATCCCAAAATTCATCATAGCTCATGTCCTCCTTAAAGAAGTCAAATTTGTGGTTATCGATATTAACAATGTATTCTTCTGTTGGCATTTTTCTGATCCATCGCTCTTTATCTCTTTCGCCCCAACATTGCCACTCGGTCATATACGCCGACACCGTACATGGCAATGTAACCGGGAGACAGCACCAATAAACATCCAACAGGTCCAGGTTTTCTTGAATTATCTTGTGCATAAATTCAAGTGAATAATCATAATTAGCCTCGTTATCTAAGGTCATTAATCCTATTTTTTTCTTGATTCCATGCTTTCGCATATACTGAATGACTAAATTCAGCATTACGCCCGAATCCTTCCCTCCGCTAAATGATAGGTAAATTCTCTCGAAGTTTTTGAAAATAAAATCTATGCGCTCAACCGAGGCGACATAAACATCTTTTTCGGAATTGTAGTTTTTCATTTGCGATTATTTATTGTAGTGCGATTAAAAAAGATGGGGCAGCGGTAATCGCTTCCGCTTTCAGATGGAGATCAGGCCATCCTAAGCCCTTG